CTCATGCGGCGATCTCTTGGCCTTCTGAACGATGGTGGCAGAATACTTCCGTCAACGTCGAAGGGGTTTTGCTGATGGAATCAAATTTTTACGACAAGATTATTGGATTCTTCTCTCCCACAGCCTCTCTCAGACGAATGAAGGCGCGCTTCGCTCAAGAATTTTTATCTACAACAATGAAAAGAAAGTACGAGGGCGCGGCCACGGGTCGCAGAATGGACGGTTGGAACTCGGGTGGCGGCACGTCTGCGAACGCTGAAGTCAAAATGGGCGCCTCTTCCATCCGAGAGAGAGCTCGCGACCTCTGTCGAAATAACGCATACGCCACCAAGGGCCTTGACGTCATCGTAAACAGCGTGATCGGCAAGGGAATTTATACGCAGATCATGGCCCCGACGAATGACGTTGACCAAAAATTTACAAAACTTTTCCAGGATTGGGCTGGGTCTATCCGTTGCGACTTCGACGGCGTGAATAACTACTATCAGATGCAGCGGCTTGTCTTAAGAACAGTCGCCGAATCGGGCGAATGCTTGATTAGAAAGAGAATCCCGATTGAAAAAACAGAAATCCCGCTTCAGCTTCAAATTTTAGAACCTGACTATCTGGACACATCGAGAGACGGTTTTAAAAATAACGAAACTGGGAATGAAGTCTGGCAGGGAATCGAGATAGATGCGCAGGGTCGAAGGGTGGCCTACTGGCTCTTTACCGATCACCCAGGCGAAACTAGCCGATCCCTTAAGTCTTCCTTTCAATCCGTCAGGGTGCCCAAAGAAGACATTCTCCACGTCTACAAAATGGACAGACCGGGACAGCTTCGAGGCGTTTCTTGGTTCGCCACCGTGATCGTGACATTGAGAGATTTCGACGACTACCTTGACGCCCAATTGCTCCGACAAAAGATTGCGGCATGCTATTCCGTATTCATTCAAGACATTGAAACGCCGGAACTCACCGCCGAGAATCAAGCAAAGTTAATTGGAGAGCGACTAGAGCCGGGAGGAATTGAGATATTGCCACCAGGAAAAACAATTTCGTTTGCCAATCCTCCTGGGGTGCAAAACTTTCAAGAATATACGAGCTCGGTTTTAAGATCCATTTCCTCCGGACTAGGCGTGACATACGAAGCGTTAACGAATGACTATTCTCAAGTAAATTTTTCATCGGGTCGCATGGGATGGCTAGAGTTTCAAAGAAACGTGGACGCTTGGCGATGGCTTCTTCTGGTTCCGCAATTTTGTAAGCCAGGCTTTCAGTGGTTTTTAGAATCAGCAAGCCTTGTAGGAGCATCGGCCCAAGGTGTCACGGCGAAGTGGACAGCCCCAAGGAGAGAAATGATTGACCCCGTAAGCGAGGTTAACGCCCTTAATCAAGCGGTAAGGTCAGGCTTTGTTACCTTGAGTGAAGCCATCCGACAGTCTGGCTCAGACCCCGAAGATCACTTGAACGAAATTCAATCGGACAATGCGAAGCTTGATGAAAAAGGAATTTTACTTGATTGCGATCCAAGAGCGATGACCAAGGCTGGATTTAATCAGGACGTTTTCGAGAAAGATGCGGCGTCAAACCCAGCGGTGGTTTAAAAGTCGCAGATGTCTGATAGACGGCCTATCGCTTTATGCCTTAAACTTGACACTGACCGGGGTGTGGCCGAAACTTGGCAAAGGAAATAATGAGCGGGGCGGGTAAGAAAATTTTTGATATTCCAACAATGCTTCGAGAGGCATCGGTTGTGCCAAGCTCATTCGATGAAAAATCTCGGACTGCAGAAGTTATTTTTTCTACGGGTTCTCGTGTTCTCCGAGGTGGGTTTTTTACAGAGCCCTACTGGGAAGAGCTTTCGATGGAAGTCAAGTCGGTTAGAATGGATCGCTTAAATGGTGGCGCTCCGCTTCTCAATAATCATAATGCAGATTCCCTTGCCGACGTCATCGGCGTGATTGAATCGGCTACGGTTGACGGTATCAGGGGAATTGCAAGGATTCGTTTTTCAGAAAGAGAAGACGTTCGGCCCATTGTGAAAGACGTTCAAGACGGCATCATCAGAAACATTTCCGTTGGCTACCAAGTTTTTGAATACGAAGAGGTTTCCAAAAAAGAATCGTCTGGGATTGTTGGATCTAAGGATGGCGACGAAGAGGACGGCTATCGAACATTTCGCGCGGTTGATTGGGAGCCGATGGAAATAAGTTTAGTTGGGATTCCGGCAGACGCCGGAGCTCAGGTAAGGCAGGAAGCCTTGAAGACAAATAAATGTCGTGTGAAATTCAACGGAATTGGATTGGAGATAGAAGGAATGAAGGCGAAAAAAAATCGTCAGATTGAAGCTCAACTAAAAAGCGTTTCGGAAGAAGCGCCTATAGCTACCGAAACCCTCGAAACAGAGGGTGTTACTACGGAAGCGGAGCTTCCCGAAACTGACGAAACAAAAACCGAAGCCATTGCGACTGAGACGGCTGAGGCAGCCATAGAAACGACTGGGACGGCTGAGGAATTTCAAGCCAAGGCTGAAATGAACGCCGACGCTGAGCTTAAGCGGGTTATTGAAATTTTAAAAGTTGTAGAAGATTCTAAGCTAGACCGTTCGCTTGCTAAAGAATGGGTAGAAGCAAAAATTTCAATTGATAGGGTAAGAGATTTAGCAATTGACGAATTAAAAAAGAGGGACCAAGAGGTCCATACTCGAAACGTAAAAGTAACTTTGGGGGATTCAATGCAAACTGAAAAACGAATAAGTGCGGCAGAGAACGCAATTTGTCATCGACTTGATAGCACGCGCTTTAAGCTCAGCGACGACGGAATGAACTTTCGAAATATGAGCGCAATCGAGCTTTGCAAAGACTTCCTAGAAGTGGGTGGAATTTCGACTCGCAATATGCCGAAAATGGAAATAGCGAAACGTGCTTTGCACGATTCCGCAGACTTTCCTCTCTTGCTTGCGAATGTAGCGAATAAATTTTTGAAGGACGCCTACCAAGCCGCCCCTCAAACATTTATGCCGTTTACGAAAATGGTTCAACTGGCAGATTTCAAGGAACGCAAAGTGTTTCAACTTGGAAACGCCCCAGCTCTTGAAAAAGTTCTTGAGAACGGAGAATTTAAACGCGGAACTATTTCGGAAGCTCAGGAGAAATATGCTCTTGATACTTACGGAAAAGTTTTAGGAATGAGCCGACAAATGATCGTTAACGACGACCTTTCGTCGCTTAGCAGAATCCCCGCTTTGTTCGGACGACGGGCTCGTGATCTTGAATCTAATTTGGTTTGGGGCATTATCACAGCCAACGCCGCAATGGGCGATGGAATCGCGCTCTTTCACGCTTCTCATGGAAATCTTTCCGCTTCTTCGGATGCAATTTCGGTTGCTTCGATTGGTGCCGGACGCGCTTCGATGCGAAAGCAAATTGATTTGGACGGGGAGTTAATCAACTTAGCGCCCGAGTTCTTGGTTGTGCCAGCTTCTAAAGAAACTTTGGCCGACCAATTCGTTTCAAGCATCACGCCGACCCAAGGGTCCGAAGTGAATCCTTTTGCTAATCGGCTTAAGGTGCTTTCAGAACCAAGACTTGATGCTTCGAGCTTAGTTTCCTGGTATTTGTTCACAGGAGTTGGGGCGGTCGACATGGTCGAGTTAGCGCATCTTCAAGGTGAGTCCGGACCTGTCATTGAAACCAGAGTTGGTTTTGATGTCGACGGAATGGAAATCAAGGCCCGCATGGACGTTGCCGCAAAAGCAATCGACTGGCGCGGTATGTACAAGAATCCAGGCGCTTAATTTAAAATTTAGACAGAGAAAGGTACTTTAAAAATGAAAAACTTTATTCAGCCAGGCGAAGCCCTAGAACTAACGGCCCCAGCTGGTGGCGTGGTCGCTGGCAAGGCTTATGCGATTGGTGTTTTAATTGTAGTTGCTCAGGCAGCGGCAGCCGTAGGTGTAAAATTCATTGGCTCCACGGGTGGAGTCTATGAGCTTTCAAAAACTGCGGCTCAGGCTTACACCGAAGGACAACAACTCTATTTAATTGTTGCGACTTCTGTGGTGACCTCAACGGCGGGCGCAAACCTTCCTTGTGGTGTGGCAGTGGTGGCGGCTCTTGCGGCTGATACAACGGCAAAAGTTTTGCTTTCGTCGTCTATTCAGGGCGCTTAATTAAGCTTTTAGTTTGATCAGGGGCCCGACGCAGTTATGCGCCGGGCCTTTGTTTTTTAAAGATGGGAAGCTTCAAGGACAAAGTTCACGACCTTCTGGGAATAGCCATACCGACATTTGGCGAGGCCGTTACCTATCGCCCAAAAACGGGTGGGTCCTTTCAGATTCAAGCCGTCTTTGATAATGAGTGGCAAGAGGTCGATCCGAACTCAAATGTCGTCGTTAGTTCAAACACTCCTAGGCTTGGCATAAGACTTCGGGACTTTCCATCAAAGCCGATTCAGGGAGATTGCCTTGTCGCCGAAGGAAAAACTTACCAGGTGGTAGACGTTCAAGAGGACGGCCAGGGTGGCGCTAGTCTATTCCTTCACAAGGCGGAGATATTTTGATGCTTCACCCACGAACCCTGATTCGAAAGGCGGTGATTGATATTCTGAAGGGAAAGACGCTGGCCGGGGACAGGGTTTTTTCAAATAGATCGATCCCGGCAACTGAGGAAAATTTGCCCATAGTTCACGTTTTTACGCTGTCAGAGGACATTGACGAGTATTCGCAGGCCCCGAGAGCCCTAGCGCGGGCGCTTAGCCTGGTGGTTGAGGTGATAGCTAGAGGCACCAAAGACGCCCCTCTTGAGGATTGCCTAGACGAAATATCAATGCAGATCGAGCAGACACTCTCTCTCGATGACACGCTTAATAGGACGTGTGACGATTGCATATTAAGCTCCGTTTCTTTTGAGACCGTTGATGATGGGGCGCTCCCGATTGGGTCGTGTCGCCTAACTTTCACGGTTAAGTACGTAACCGATATGCCGAATTCGGTAGAAGATCAGGCTGTTAATTTGAGAGAACTGAAGACCGTAGGGGCGTCATGGAATATTGACACGAATAACGATCAAGAC